CTCGCTAATGCCCTCTGCAGGTTGCATAGAGTTAACAGACTCTCCAGCAGGACGCTGTGCACTGACGATAGCGAGCCATCCGCCAGCCTTCTCGGTGTTAAGTGTAATTGTTGCTACAAATGTTGCTTCGACCTTCTTAGCCATTGTTATTCTCCTTCAGTAGTTTTCTTATTTCCTTTTGTAAAAAGATGTTCTCTCTCCAAAACAAACCCATCACAGTTATTGAACCAGCGAGTGCGATAATAATTGCAATTAGTGTTCCTGTATCTAAGATCATTTATCTGCTCCTAATCTTTTTTCGTATCGTTCTAACTGTGCACGACCAGAAAGTGAATTCTGGAAGACCTTGCCATCACTGGCGGTTAGGGTGGAGACCTTAACAGATGTATCGACCTTAGCATTTACTTTGTTTAGCCCCAAATTTTCACGAGCCTGGTTCATCTTCTTACCGAAGGATGCTAGGTACACCTTGTAGAGGTGCGGGGCTTCATCGCCAATGTTCTGGAAGTTGCGTTCATCTGCCATAAACAGTTTGAGCAGTTCCAGTTCGACTAGGGCTGTGGTCTGGTACTGCTTGCGGAACTTACTGAGGGCTCCTGATAACTGTCGGACGTTAACGGTGCCTGGTAGGAGCGGGTAGCGTTTACCAACTCGATATGAGAATTCAGCAGCGACGTCCATGGGAGTCCATTCATGCTCAGGTCGCTTGCCTCTGGTCTTTGGGTCTGACTTGCGGATCTTTGGTTGAACAGCATCCCGCTCCTCAACAAGGCCGAAGCCTGCAAGACTGTCTGAATCATCTTCCCATTTTCTCATAGGTACTCGTATCTCTTTCATTGAAACACCTTCGGTGTTTCTAATATCTTTTAATTGATTACTATCTTTGCTATTAGGTACTAATGACTTATTAGTAATATGGCTACGTGACTTATAGTCATGTGAGGTGTGGACATTTGCGTCCCCTAGGCTATGGGACTCTAGCGTCCCGCTTGGGCTTGTGATGTCCAGTAAGTCTATACCACGATATCCGTTGGCTCTCTTGGTCCGAGTTCGCTTGAGGAAGCCAGCCTCTTCCAGGGCTATGAGGCCTCTACGGACCGTCTTCTCATGGACGTTGCCAGTCTCTATACCGAGTTGGGCTGCTGAGGCCTTCAGACGGCCTTCAGAGCCCGCTAGATGGCACATGGTGGCCAGCAGTCGGAACTGATAATCGGTTAGGTTGGCGGTATACGCCTCATGTGGGATTCTCACAGGTCGTCATTGTCCTTGAAGGGGTTGATGTCCTTAGAGTCAAACTCCTGCTCTAGCCGTGCCGTGATGGTATCCATCAGAGTATCTAAGACAGAAGAGGCTATGTAAGCAGCAAAGACATCAATGAAGCCAACGAGGCTCTCCTGCATAGCGTCGAATAATTCTTCCGTGGTGTCCTCTGTAAAGTCCATCTCGATTGGATTGAGGGTGCCTTTGATGTTCCACATCTCAAGGCCAAAATCTTCCAGGGAGTGCAGGGTCATGTGAGCCTCATCTGAGTCATCCCATGCCATGGCAAGGATGTCATCTGGAGTAATCAGATTGAGTAACTCTTTTATCGGATTAGAGCAGATGGTTATCTGTTCTGCCTCTTCTTCTATCCCATCCATGGTGGTCTCTACATCTAAGTAGATCTTGAAATCTATACCCTGCTCTTTAACGGCATTGATTGCAGTCTCTGTAAATATTCCTCTAGTGATTACTGGAATAAGAACTTCACTCACATCTTCTTTGCCGAGTAATTCTACAAGAGGGTAGTAAACATCAGCACTTGGGTCAAATGTTAAAAGGATAACTCGTTTCATGCTGTGCCCCTATAGTCGTGGTAGTCGTTGTTGTACAACCCTTGGTTTATTTAAGTACTTACTAAGTAATAATGCAACTGTAGCAATAGCGGGGACTGCAATTACAAACTGCATGTCTAAAGAGTTTTGGGAAATTAAAGCGCCAAAACTTAAGGGGAGTGTTAAGAATTTATTGAGGAGAGGAACACCAAACATACCTACAGTTACAAGTTCTAGGAACTCTATGACGTAGGTGACTGCAACTCCAGCAATAACGATGGTGATAAGTAGGTCAATCATGGCCAGGAGCCTACACCGTCAGGTTGGTATATTCCACCCCATCATAGGTAGATAATCTCCAGAAGGTGTTAGGGACAACCCAGTCATTGAGCGTCTTACCTAACCTAGGGATCTTTAGTGGCTTGTTAGGATACATGTGGGTGTAGGAGGCGTGATCTGTGCCTTCCCAGACAGCGCCATAGTCAGAGGGAAGAGATCCATCGAAGTACTCTGTCGCAGTCTGTGACTTTTCAAATTGCACAAGGTCTACGCGGTAAGTACCAGCGTGATTAAAAGCAATCTTTACCTTTGCATACGACACCTCTGATCCTGAGTCAGTTAGTGCAGTCAGATTTACTCGACTAAAAGAACTAGTGATAGTGAACTCGGAGGCAAAATTTTCCAGTAAGTTATTGCTTGCATCATAGAACTCTATGGTTCCAGTGACTTTAACTGAGTTACTTGACGAGACGTAAAATGACAAGGTGTAGTACTTACCTGCAGTTACTGGGATGTTGTAATTAGTCTTGATGTTTCCTGTGGTAGCCACAACAAACTGTCCACTGTAAGTACCTGAGTAGCCGTCAGTTGGCACTGCAGCGTTTTGAGTAAAGGTGGCACCAGTAGATGTCCAGGTAGAAGCGTCTACTTCAAATGATGGGTTCTTAATATAATTTATTTTTGAAGAGTCAAGGAATACAGAAATTGCTCTTGCTTCGTCATAGGAAACAGAGGCTCCAAGTTGAACACATACTTGATCTAAGTAGTATGTACCTGCTGCGCTGTAAGCAATTTGAATACTTGAATAGGACGCATCTGCTGGAGTTGTAAAAGTTTTTGAGGCGCTCTTCCAGGTGTTGTTTGCAGCAACTGCTGTTGCCGATTGAGTAGTTCCTGTAATAGTTCCATTCTTGTCATAAAACTTTATAGAAAGAGTGATGTTTCCAGCGCTAGAAGGCGACTTTAGTTTACAAGACACCGTGTACTCGGTGGATGGAAGAACTGGCGTTCCACGTGTTATTGGTGCAGCATTACCTAACTGCATAGCGCCAGAAGAAGCCGCAACAAGTTTACCTGTGTAGACGTTATCAATGACGTTGGTTCCAGTTGCTGGAACTTGCTCAGTACTAGATGTTAGGACTGCATTTGTTGCTGTCCAGTTACCAATAGAGTTATAGAAAGTTGAATCTTGTACTGATAGGAGTAAGTTAGTTGACAAAGTTGTTGTTGGTGCAAATCCTGTGAGGGACTCTGCATAAGCATCGATACCGCTCTTCATACCCTTGTGAGAGTACATGTATAGTGCTTCACGAATAAGTCTCTTTTGATTCTTAACTGGTAGTGCTGGCTCTGGAACAAGTCCAACACTGAAAGAATTTTGCTCCAAAGTTAAGAAGGCTATTCCCTCTGAAGAATGCTGTGGTCTTAGTACATCTAGTTGAGACAGGAATTGTTCGTGAGTAAAAGCAATTCCTCCCATAAAGTTATAAAGAGCAGAAGTCTCATCCGTAACTCCAAGCGGGCTTTGTATCTGACTTGTAAATACTTTAGGAATAATATCCATAATTTTTTTATGAACGCCGTGATCTAACGGCATCAAGTCCGTAATTTGTCCAGCATTAACCCAAACTTTTTGGTCTGTAAATAAAAACATGGTGTAATAAACCTGACGTCCATTTACAATTGGTATTTGATCTGGGTTATCTTCTCCATCTACAAAAGATAACCTAGTGACTGTTCCTTCTGTAGCAGACTCTTCCCATATCGTTAATCCGTCTTCTGAGGTTTCTGGAAATCCAAATTGATTTCTTACAAGTTTAATCTTTGTAAATTCGCCTGTTGGAGATTGCCATTCCACTTGAACCTTTATAAAATCTAAAACCGTAATAGCCATGGGCTCAACTGAGTAAGCCAACTTTGGGGTTACGCCGTACTTAGCACCACCATAAACAAAATTACCGTATTTAGCCACAGTTTATCCTTAAGAAGTCAAGTCGCCTGAAAGAACCCACTTGTCTGAGTCAATTTTTAACAAACTAACTTGAGCGTATTGTCCCGAAGTTTTTGTATTTGAAGATAAAGAGTACAGCGTTGCTCCTGACTCTGCCACAACAGTTACTTGTCCAGAACCTTTTTGAATTATAATAAAAGTTTGTCCTATTACAAAATTATAAGTCAACTCTTTTGGAATAGTCAATGTAACGGATGAACTACTAGAGAACACTATTGCCTTACCAGTGTCATTTACTCCTAGGGTGTAAGAAGTAGCAGCGCTGTCTACAATTCCACGTTGATGTGTTTGTGGGAGTGCAGAAGCAACAGGTAACCATGCAGAACCAGACCAGACATACGATGCTTTTGCCATCTCAACCTCCCATTAACATAAGCGTGTCGTTTAGAGATCCTGTTCCACCTGATGCAATTGTTACATCAACGTCTACAGAAGAGTCAACCCAAACAGTTCCTGTTGGAAGACCGAGGCTAACAGCATTTGGTTGAGTTGCTGAGTAGATTACTGTTGGGCGTGCATCTGTGTACTCTTTTATGTCTGTAGTAGACTCTACTATGACAGAAGCAACAGGTATGTTTGAAAAAGTATTTGAGGTTCCAGACAAGGTTTTATTAGTAAGGGTCTCAGTACCAGTAACAGTAGCAACTGTTGCAGCACCGTATTTTAAAACACCAGCACTTGTGACACTTGCGGTCACGTTGTTGCTTGCGTCTTTTATCTCTAAAATGTTTGCGGTCTGACTTGACTTAGCCTTTACAACAAGACCTACTACGCTGTTACCATTGGAAAGAATTGTGGAGCCACCACTTAAGGATACGTAGTCGTTGTAAACATCTGCTAGACCATACTCAATATTAGCCAAACGATCTTTAAGTGTGTTCCAAGAGGTAGTAATTTGATCAAATGTACCTACCCAACCAGAGCCAGTTTTGATTAAAGTTCCAAGGTTTGCCTGTATAGAGTTCACTTCTTCTTGAAGGCTGTTTACATGCTCGGCAAGGACAGTGTCGGAGAAGTCAACTTTTGAAGAAAAGGACTTCACCGCTGCGGGATATGATGCTGTCACGCTGTACTTCCTTTCAGACCTGTCGGTCTATTTTCTCTGTTTTGCCGCCTATTTACTGCCTGAACTACGGGTGGGTATGACTTGTACTTGCTTTTGTAAGAATTTGTGCTTCCAGAGTAGTTACTTTTCCTTCAAGAACCTTTACCTTGTTAGCAAGCGCCATAATAGTTGCGGTTAAATCAACTTCCGATGTTCCATCGGATTGGTTTATTACAATTACATGTGAGGTTAAACCCGTTAATGAAACAGAGTCAGCCAAAGGTTTGACAAGTATCTGTTTATTAGAGCCTTGGTTCTTACCAAAGGCTCCTGCCCACACAGGGTACTCAGGATCACCACCAACATAAGTGATCCACACACCCTGTCCAACCACTGGAACTTCAGTGTGGATGCTAGATGGCTCCATAGGCCAAGCCCAATCAGTAACTTCAATACCTGTAGTTTGAACTTGTACTTTTAATCGGCGTTGTGTTTGTGGGTCTTGGTTGTCTTGTACAACACCACGGTATACTCCATAAAGTCTTTTGATTGAATCCATTAGATAGTTCCGATACTTATATTACCTTCTTGGAATCGGAAGATCTCATCCGCTGCTCCAATAACGGTTTTAAGTCCTGTGTCTCCTTCAACGTGGAGCACTGTGACTTTTATTGTCTTTACTCCAGGAACTTGGTTTAAAGCAAATTCAATATCTTGAGGATAGATTGTGTCTTGAAAGTCCATCCCGTTGTATCCAAAAGAAGTTAACAAAGCCTGCTTTACAGCAGTTTCAACCTCTGCTGTTGTGTATTGATCTAGTTTTGCATACTGCAAAGTTATAATGAGATCTACATAGGTAGGCGGCTGGGTTGTTACGGTTGTTCCAAGCAAGATCTTGTCTTCTAAATAAGTTTCAATATCTGCTTTTAAACGATCGTACTCAATAGTTGGATCTCCTAAATCATCTAATCCAGGCGCTAAGTCGGAGTCAATACTGCTTCTACTTGGCGCAATATAGATAGTTACAGAAGTCCAAGTTTCTGCAGAAGCGTTTGCTTTACCAACACCGCTAACAGAGGTTGCTAGATCTGCATAGTCTTGAAGTGTTACAGCACGATTTGCTGCTCTTAAAGATGCAGGAGCAGAGACACGAATTTGATTGGTAGTTTCAGGGTCTGATCCACCAATGGCTGATGCTGCATTTGTTACAGTAATAATTGATTGCAAAGCAGTGGTTTGATTTGTTGATAACCCAGGGACGTAAACAAGGTCTACTAAAGTATTACTTGGAACGTTTCCAATTAACCCACCACCAACCATGTAGTTAGCACGGATCTCTGAGTGTATTGTTGGAATAACACCTGAAACACCATCTCCAAAAGTGATGTAGACACTGTTGTTGGCATCTGTATTCACTTGGTATACAAGATCGGTAGGACCATTATCTAGAAGATGTTGAACCTGTGTCCACTTAGAGTATACGTCACCATCTTGAACGTAGAGTTCTGTTGTTCCATCTACAGATGGGGTCTCACCTAGTTCAAAAGACATGTTAGGAAGACCAGTAGAGGTACCAATTAACTCTCCGTAAGTGTTTGCGTTGTCAGAAACAACAGTGACGTATCGACCCTCTAGTGCTGACACGTCCTCAGTTCCTGGCGTTGAAGCAACTTGTGGGTCAACGGTTGCGTCAGAAACTGTTGTAAAGTAAACGGTACTAACCACGTCTCCAGAGACAACATCTCCAGAGACAACTGTTCCTGCTGGAATAGTCACCGCACTTGCGGAAGTATTGGAGATAGTTAAAGAGGTAAACGCTTGACGGTAGCCTGCTGGGATATAGCCGTATGTCTGTGCAATGTTAATAACACTGTCTCGTTGAGTTGCTGTAGTTATGAGGGACTCATTAGCGTTTCGATCAATGTAATATGAGATTAGGTCTCCCATGTAAGCAAACGCTTCAACGAGGGCAACACCAAAATCAGATGGGTCAGAGGCTGTCCATTCAGGAATACGGTCTTGAACACGAGCAATTAACTCATCACGAAGTACGTAGTAGTCTTTGCTTGTGTAGTCAACTGAGATTGGGATAGTTGAAACTGGGGTTACGTCACTCATAGCGTCTCCTGGTAGATCGGGTTAGTTCCTTGGATGTAAGCAATACCGATAATTGTCTCAACTTGAGTGTTATTAGGGAGGCCATACACCGTGCTGACATTGATTATGCCAGTAAATTCATCAAAAGTCGTGGTGACAGACTGCA